ATGAACGATGATGAGAGTCGTGGCCGCTATATTAAGGATTTTCAGGCCCGGTTCCACTTGTTTGCAGACAAGTTGTTGCCGGTGTTGTCGTGGGCTCGGATGACTGTCACGGTGAACCAGTTTGAGAATGCGAAGTTTGATCAGCGGGGTTTGCTGTTTGATTGTGTGCCTGCTGTGACGCGTGAGCATGTGTTGACTGCCGAGTCTGGGTCTATTGTGTCGTGGGAGTATGTGCGTGACGCCCCTAAGGCGACATCTGTGGTTGTGGGTGGCCGCGGCGAGGGTAAGGATCGGCTGTTTTGCGAGGATGTTGATTCGATGGCCGAGGGGGATTGGTTTGATCGTGTCGAGGTGTTTAAGGATGCCCGTAACACGGATTCTAAACATGTGCATCTCATCGATGAGGCCGAGCAAGTGTTGTCCGAGTTAGGGGCCACGTCGGGGTTTAAGATCGAGTTGGCCGAGTCGGATGTGTTGCGGTTTGGGCCAGGCCATCTGATGCCGGGTGATTTGATCTATGTGGATGTGGGCTCTGGCCCCATTGCGGAGATTGTTCGGCAGATTGATGTGGAGTGTGATTCGCCTGGTGACGGGTGGACGAAGGTGACTCCTGTTGCGGGGGATTATGAGGATAATCCGTCGGCGTTGCTAGCGCGGCGTGTTGCCGGTTTGGCTGCGGGTGTGCGGGATTTGCAAAAGTTTTAGTAAGTGATTGGGGTTTGTTGTGGGTATTGTGTGTAAAGGGTTTGATGGTGTGTTGACCGAGTATGATTGGGCTCAAATGTCTGGTCTGATGGGTAATATGCCGTCTGTGAAGGGCCCGGACGATTTTCGTGTCGGCACGACGATTCAGGGTGCCACAGTGTTGTGTGAGGTGTTGCCGGGGCAGGCTTGGGCTCACGGGGTGATGTGCACGTCGAATAGTGTTGAGACGGTGACGGGGCAGCTGCCTGGCCCTGGCGAGACCCGCTACGACTATGTGGTGTTGTCGCGGGATTGGGAGCAGAACACAGCGAAGTTGGAGATTGTTCCTGGTGGGCGTGCGGAGCGTGCCAGGGATGTGTTGCGTGCCGAGCCTGGCGTGTACCATCAGCAGCTTCTGGCGACTTTGGTGTTGTCGTCTAACGGGTTGCAGCAGCAGCTGGATCGGCGTGCTATAGCGGCTAGGGTGGCGTTTGGGGAGTCTGCTGCGTGTGATCCTACCCCTGTGGAGGGTGACCGGGTGATGGTTCCTTCGGGGGCTGTGTGGGCTAATCATGCTAACGAGTGGATGTTGTTGTCCCCCAGGATTGAGACGGGTTCGAAGTCGATCATGTTTGGCGGGTCTGCTGTGTATGCTTACACGATCCCGTTTGATCGCCAGTTTGCTAGTCCGCCTATCGTGGTGGCGTCTATGGCTACGGCGACTGGGGGCACGGCACAGATTGATGTGAAAGCCTACAATATTACTAGCAAGGATTTTCAGTTGGCGTTTATCACGAATGACGGTTCGAAGCCTTCGAATGTGCCTGCGGTGGCTAACTGGATAGCTGTGGGCGTGTGACCGGGCTGTTGTTGTGGCGGATGGTGTGATGTTGGGGGGCTGTGGTGTCGTGGTTTACTCCTGCACTGGTGGCCTCTATCTGTACCGCGTTGGCCACGGTTTTGGGTTCTGTTCAGGCGGTCACGTCTAAATCTCGGAGGCGTTTGCGGCGGCTGTCGGCGCAGGTGGATGCGATGGAAGAGTATGTGTGGGGTGTGCGCCGTGAGGTTCGCCGGTTTAACTCCGAGCTTCCTGATGATGTGGAGCCTATGCATCTCCCTGATGTGCCCGAGTTTTTGAAAGATACTGTTGATGGTGGAGGTGAGTAGGGTTGAGGGAGTTGGAGGAAGAGAAGCGGCAGCGCCGCAATTTTGAGAAGGCTTCACTGGTGTTGTTGTTTTTGTCGCTTGTGCTGTTGGCGGTGGTTGCTGCGGGTGCTTTGCGGTACGGGTCTGTGGCTTCCCAAAGGGATTCGGAGCAGGCGAGGGCCCAGTCGAATGGTACAGCCGCTAAAGGGTTGGCTGCCCGTGTGAAGCAGGCGTGTGCTTCGAGTGGGGTGGAGTCTGCGCGGCTTCACCAGTCTGGCTTGTGTGTGGATGCTCAGCGTGTTGAGCGTAGCGTGCAGGGTGTGCCTGGCCCGGCCGGTGTGCGCGGCCCGCAAGGCCCTGCAGGTGTTGACGGCCGGGATGGTGTTAATGGTTCGGCTGGGCTGGTTGGCCCTGTTGGTCCGCAGGGTTCTCCCGGTTTGAATGGTGTGAAAGGTCCTGACGGGTTGCCTGGTGCGAATGGATCGGATGGCCATGATGGTGTTCCAGGTCGTGCAGGTGCTGACGGTGTGAACGGCGTTGACGGCCGGGATGGTGTTAATGGTTCGGCTGGTGAGCGCGGCGAACAGGGCCCTTCAGGTCCTGCCGGCCCGCAAGGTGCACAGGGTGAACGGGGTGAGCGCGGCCCCGCCGGTGTGAACGGATCCGATGGCAAGGATGGGCGCTCTGTGGTGTCTGTGTACTGTTCCGAGGGCCGCCTGGTTGTGAAATATAGTGACGGTGTGGCTTCCACGATATCGGGCTCGGTAGCCTGCCAGGGTGTGAAACCGTCGCCTATAGTGACTATATCATCCCACAAATAAAAGAGGAAGGGTGTTACTGTGATTGTCATGTTTTGGGGTGGTGTGTGGTGAGGTTTATTCCTGCGGCGCATCATTCTGCCGGTTCGAATAGTCCGGTGAATAGGGTTGTGATTCATGCGACGTGCCCGGATGTGGGGTTTCCGTCTGCCTCGCGTAAAGGGCGGGCGGTGTCCACGGCAAACTATTTCGCGTCCCCTTCAGCGGGTGGTTCGGCGCATTATGTGTGTGATGTTGGGGAGACGGTGCAGTGCTTGTCGGAGTCTACGATTGGGTGGCATGCCCCGCCGAATCCGCATTCTTTGGGTATCGAGATTTGCGCGGATGGGGGTTCGCACGCCTCGTTTCGGGTGCCGGGGCATGCTTACACGAGGGGGCAGTGGCTTGATCCTCGCGTGTGGCCTGCGGTTGAGCGTGCCGCCATCCTGTGTAGACGTTTGTGTGACAAATATAATGTTCCGAAGAGGAAACTGTCTGTGGCCGATTTGAAGGCCGGTAAACGGGGTGTGTGTGGCCATGTGGATGTGACGGATGCGTGGCATCAGTCGGATCATGACGATCCTGGGCCGTGGTTTCCGTGGGACAAGTTTATGGCCGTAGTCAACGGCAAAGATGAGAGTGGGGAGTTAACTGTGGCTGATGTGAAAGCCTTGCATGATCAGATTAAACAATTGTCTGCTCAGCTTAATGGTTCGGTGAATAAGCTGCACCATGATGTTGGTGTGGTTCAACTACAGAATGGTGATTTGGGTAAACGTGTTGATGCCCTGTCGTGGGTGAAGAATCCGGTGACCGGGAAGCTGTGGCGCACCAAAGACGCTTTGTGGAGTGTCTGGTATTACATGCTGGAGTGTCGCAGCCGCATAGACAGGCTTGAGTCGACTGTTAACGGTTTGAAAAAGTGATGGTGGTGTGTTGTGGGTAAACAGTTTTGGTTGGGCCTGCTGGAGCGTGCCCTGAAAACTTTTATTCAAACGTTTGTTGCCGTGCTTGGGGTTACTGCGGGTGTCACGTATACTGCGGAGTCGTTTCGCGGTTTGCCGTGGGAGTCTGCCCTGATAACAGCAACCGTGGCTGCGGTGTTGTCGGTTGCTACCTCGTTTGGTAACCCTGCGTTTGTGGCCGGCAAACCTAAAACCACGGTTGTGGATGCTGGGCTTGTTCCACCGGATGATGGGGGCTTGGTTGAGCCGCACATGGTTGATGTGTCGGATCCTGGCATGATCGAGCCGGCAGATGATGCTGATCTTGGAGGCTATGAGCCTCGGCGTGCAGCCGAGTCGGAGGTTGGCACGGTAGAGCCGATTGATTGATAAGTGAACATAGATGTGTGCCCCAGCGGTGCTGCCACGATTGTGTGGTGGTTGCTGCTGGGGCACTCTTTTTGTGTCTATAGGGGTTTTACAGGTTGTCGTCTAGTGTGTCTTCGAGTGTCTGGTGTAGGAGTGCAC